CAGTCTTACGACCACCTAAGGTGTGACGCACGTCCCGACATAGCCGTGAAAACGGCGGAGTCAGAGGAGCAGCTTCGATAACAGAGTCTTCCCACGGCATATGGAAGAGATTCCGTATAGTAAGAGAAACCCTGAGCCCTACCGATGTAGAACGAGTCATGTCTCCTGGCAAGGAGAGACCCGCCTGTAGGTAATACAAGCTGCAGGTGGCGAAGGAAACGGTGTATTCGCCGGATCGCTAGAGGACCTCTGACGAAGAGGCCACCCTCGAACTACTAGATAGTGTTCGGATCCCTTTCTCTTTGAGGTACCAGTCCAGGCTGAATGAGACACGGGCGAAAAAGCCACCTATCAAACCTCCGAAGGAGTCAGGGTTTGTGGCGGGGTCGCACCGGTTTCACCGGCAATGGGGTGGATTCCCTCAATTGGACCAAAAGTCCAACTCCCTACTCGGGAGCGCCTTTCGCCCCTAAGGCTTCGCCTTAGGGATACGAGTAATAACCTTATCGATGATTCAACTATTACAATTACTGGTTTTGAACCGTAAAAGAATAGGAGTCTCAAAGATGCGGTTATGGCGGCCAGATCTGAAAGTCTGGCGCGGTCTGATGTCACCACTTTTATCGGTGGTGCGTCTGACCGTAGGACGATTGTCGAAGGACTATATTATTGCCTGTGCACTGTTTGCGAAGCACGTCGTTGGGATAGCTAAGCATTCGGGAATCCGGGGAGTAGCTTTGTACTTGAAAGTAGCCCATGTGCTTTTAATGCAGGGCCTTCCCGGTTCCTTGATGCATCCCACTGACCGTGAGATTGGAAAGGTCGCCGTCGCAAAGACGCACGATGGCCTGCCTAGGTTAATACCTAGACAGCACCGTCGGCGTATTCGTTCCGGTGACCGGACCATTATCCGCTTATGGCTTACCCTTTTGGGACTCTATCGTGCACTGTGGTTTAAATACCCAGTGAACCTTAAAGCCCAATTGGCTAAGAACATAACCCGCCCCGGAACTCCTTTCACAGCTTCTGCATACCATGAATGGTTGCAGTTCTGTGGTACTTTCTTGTCGGCAGTGCCGTCTCGATCGTACGGTACAAGGGATATCCGGGACCGGGATCCGTGCGAGCTTAAACCCGTTCCTCTTCCGCTGACGTCCTCTGGCTCGGCTTCGGTACGTGTAAACGTATCGGAGGCGGGCGAAGACCCACGAATTCCGGGCAAGGAGTCATATGTGACTTCAAGCTTTGAATCTCGCGGTCGATCAGCGCACGCCTGGATCTCAGGGCGATGGGGAGATCTTTTATGGGATTTCCTTTCCGCCATGGGCCAGGTTAATACGACCCTCTCGTTTTGGACTCTTATGGAACAGGAAGCCGCAGTCACGCCGAGCCCCGCTCGACCTCTGGCTACCGCTCCTGGTCGTTTGAGTGTCAAACTTGAGCCAGCCGGGAAGGTTCGGGTTTTCGCAATAGTGGATTACTGGTCTCAATGTGCACTGAAACCGTTGCATGACTTCTTGATGGATATATTAGCTGGTATACCTACCGACGGCGCGTTCGACCAGCATCGGCCTATAAAAAGGCTTTTGCGGAAGACGGCTGACGTAAAGGACACCATCTTTTATTCCTTCGATTTGTCCGCTGCAACGGATCGGTTTCCCGTTGAGCTCCAGCGAGCACTGTTGGAGGTGATGTTTGGGTACACGTTCGCTTATTGGTGGCAGGAACTCCTTGTGACTCGTCCGTACACTGCTCCATTGAAGGGTAAACCTTTGATGAAGTATGCGGTTGGACAGCCTATGGGAGCCCTGTCATCGTGGGCTGCGTTCTCCCTATCGCATCACGTTCTCGTACAGTTGGCTGCTAAGCGTGCAGGACGCACTGGATTCTTCGAGCTTTACGCGCTTCTCGGTGATGACCTCGTCATAGCTGACAAGGCGGTCGCCGACAAGTATGTGCAGCTATGCGCAACATTTGGCATTGAAATCGGCATAGCGAAGTCGATGATTTCGAGAAATCGAAGTCTAGAATTCGCGAAGGTCGTTTACTTTGCTGGTGAGCCGGTCTTGGCCTTCCCTTGGACACTATGGTCTGTGTCGCAGAGTTCGCTCTCGGCATGTATCGCAGCTGTTCAACGGGTGTCCTTCTCCGGTGTCACGACAAGTATTGCTAACATAGCTCTCGCGTTCGGGGCTAGGTGGAAGGCGTCGCAGAAGACGGGTGCGCGCTGGGAGTCAATCCCGGCACGCCTCCGAGCCCTGCTCGTCATTCTCCAACACCCTGACGCCCGGACTGCCATTAGTCGTCCTAACTGGATTGATTGGTTGGCTTCAACCGGTCCTTCACTAAAGGTAGCCTTCAGTGCTGCTGAGCAGCTCTTTATCGCTGGTTGGTGTCAGGCCCTCATAGAGGTCCTTTCGCCGATTCGCGAGAGAGTTGACTCAGTTGCGTCTGAATTCTACTGGGGGGTCGGACAGTCCCTCAAGGCCGCCGATAAACGGCGGATCCATGGTGGATTGTACCTTCCCTCACCTGTGGAGAGACTTATTGAGGTCTCCGTCAATAAAGCTATTTTGGCTTTTGACACGTCCTGGGAGAAAGCTGAAGCGTCAATGAAGCACTTACAAAAGCTCGGCATACGTCTAAGAGCGGATCAGGCGTCCCACATCCTTAAACAGGTTATGGGCGTGATCGAGGAGCGGGCTGATCAAATAGGACTGTTCAGAGGACAACTTGTGAAAACAAGAGACTCCGATGATAAGTCTAACGTGAAACAACCCGTTTCCTCGGTTTTCGCTGTTTGGACGGCATGGCGGGCTCGTGCACTGAAAGGTATCACTCTCACTCAAGCCGCATTACTGAATGCCAAGGCCACCGTAATTCCTAAGGAAGTTCCTGAAGAGGAATCTTCCGATGAAGAAGAAGGGTGGTACTCGGACTAAGTTTCCGGGGAGAGTGTACGGTCTGACAGTGACTTGCTCTACAGTATGGAAACATACTGTATTCTCAGTGCTCCATTAAACCAATGGTCCACGGGATGGGTATCACATATGGTATCTGGCAAGCCTATCAGGGGTGAAACCAATTAGTGTACTGTGCTTTATTGCAGTAGTCACTAGATTGGCTCAAGACCTGACGATTCTTGAGATGTAGGAATACTTAAGACAGTCGTTCACACCCCTCAACCTAGATTGGCGAAAGCCAGTGTCTGGAAGAGGAAATATTAATGAGCATCTTTAGCTTCGTACAACCGAGAATACTCTGTGTGTTAACGCACGCAGAGGGGGATCGGCTCTGTAGTTCCGAG